GGTAATTCGGACCACGAAAAGATTTTAGTGATAGAACGCTTATAGGGGGGTTGTGGAATAATATGTCAACAATAGCCGAAGTCGCGCAACATTTGAACACAAGTCAGCAAGCATTGTCGAAATTAATCGATGATGGCGTCATTGATAAGCAACCACGCGGCAAATATGACATTGATGAAGTCCGGTCGCAGTATATCAAACATTTCAGGGCGATTGCATCAGGTCGTGCAGCGGCCGGCGATCTTGATTTGGGGGCAGAACGTGCAAGGTTGGCGAAAGAACAAGCTGATGCGAAGGAAATGGAAAACGCGGTTGAACGTGGTGAACTGGTTTATATTGAAGCGGTGGCGAAGGAATTCGAAGAACAACTATTGAAGGCGAAGACGAAGTTGCTGGCGATCCCATCGAAGATTGCCGCCGAAGTTCACGCATGTGCAAATGTGAAAGAAGCGAAGGAACTGATTGAGATTAACCTAACGGACGCGCTGAATGAATTGGTCGGATACGGTAAACGAACAACAGATTGATAAGTTGCGACGACGGCTTCGGAACGTGATGTCATCAGCGATGGCACCACCGCCGAAGTTGACCGTTTCAGAATGGGCGGACACTTTCCGTCAATTGTCGTCGGAAAGTTCGGCGGAAGCTGGCCGTTGGTCAACAGCACGGGCGGAATATCAACGCGGCATGATGGATGCAGTCAGTGATCCAGACATTGAAACGGTTGTTCTGATGACGGCCGCGCAAATTGGCAAGACCGAACTGATCAACAATGTCGTCGGTTATCACATCCACCAAAATCCCGCACCGATGCTTGTGGTGCAGCCGACCCTTGAAATGGCGCAAACGTGGTCGAAAGACAGATTGGCACCGGCCATCAGGGACACACCGGCATTGTCGGAAAAGATAAAAGACCCAAGGTCACGCGATAGTGGGAACACAACGCTTCACAAGGTGTTCGCTGGCGGACATGTCACGGCTTGCGGTGCAAATTCACCTTCATCTTTGGCGTCACGGCCTTGTCGCATCATTCTTTGTGACGAAGTTGACCGTTATCCTATATCAGCGGGAACCGAAGGCGACCCCGTTAGTCTGGCGAAAAAGCGTTCGGCGACGTTCTGGAACCGAAAGATCATTTTAGTTTCGACGCCGACTGAAAAGAACGCAAGCCGGATCGAAGCGGCCTATCAGGAAAGCGATCAAAGGAAATATTTCGTCAAATGCAAAGATTGCGGCGAAGATCAGGATTTGAAGTGGGCGCAAGTCGTTTTCACTGATCGTGATCCGAATACAGCCGAATATTCATGCGAACATTGTGGTTCATTGTGGTCGGACGCTGATCGATGGCGGTCAATACGCGCTGGAGAATGGCGAAGCACGTCGGAAGGTGATGGCAAGACCGCAGGATTTCATTTGTCTGGCCTTTATTCCCCTTGGACACCGCTTTCGGATATTGTCCGCGATTTCTTGCAGTCAAAGAATGATCCGATGCGGCTTCGAACATGGATAAACACGACCTTGGGTGAAACCTTCGAAGAACAAGGCGAAGGCGTCGACGATTATGAACTATATGACCGGCGTGAAGATTGGGGCGATGAACTTCCTGAAGATGTTTTATTGCTGACATGCGGTGTCGACGTTCAGGATGACCGGTTTGCGTTGGAAATCGTTGGTTGGACACGAACCGAAGCGTCTTATTCGTTGGATTATCGGGAAATATATGGCGATCCGTCGACCGCGCAATTGTGGATGGATTTGGACGAAGTGATCAATCAGACTTTCACGCACCCGACGCGCGGTGAAATGGCAATTCGGGCGACTTGCATCGACAGTGGCGGCCACTTTACGCAAGCCGTTTATAATTACGTCAAAAATCGGGCTGGAAAGCGTGTCTTTGCCATCAAAGGTGTTGGCGGCGAAGGAAAGCCGATCATCGGACGTCCATCGAAGAACAACATCGGAAAGATTAATTTGTTCCCCGTTGGGACCGATACGGCGAAAGAATTGGTTTATGCACGACTTAAAGTGACCGATGAAATGGACGGATATTGCCATTTCCCGCATGATCGATCCGAAGAATATTTCCGGATGTTGACGGCGGAAAAGAAGGTCGTTCGATACTTCAAAGGCCGTCCAAGACGGGAATGGGTTAAGGTCAGAACGCGCAACGAAGCGTTGGATTGCCGCGTATATGCGACCGCTGCATTGTCACTTTTAAACATAAATATGGAAGCGATTGCAAAAAAGGCACAAAATAGTGTATCATCGCAACAAACAAAGCATGTCCGGCGTCCCTCAATCCCGCGTCGGAATTCGTTCGTTCACGGGTATAGGTAAATTATGGCAAACTTATTTGACGCGACAAATGCACCCGAAGGCGAACCGACGGAAATCGTTGTTGGCGATTTTATCCAGTGGAAAAAGGAAAACATTGCGCAAGATTATCCGACCGCGACACATTCCGCTGAATATGTTGCGCGAATAACGGGCGGCGGTTCGAATGAAATCAAGCTGGCGGCGACTGAAAGCAATGGATATTATTTATTCACTGTCGACAGTACGACATCAGCGGATTTTGCGGTTGGTCGTTATCACTGGCAACTTGAAATCACACAAACATCATCTGGGAACCGTCTGGTTGTCGAACGCGGTGAATTTGAAGCGATCCCCGATCTTGACGTAAATGCATCTGATCCCAGAAATCACGCTGAAATAATGCTGGCAAAGATCGAAACGATCTTGGAAGGCAAGGCGGACAGTGACGTCGGTTCGTATTCAATAGCTGGCCGGTCATTAACAAAACTTTCGTTCGATGAACTGATGGTCGCGCGTGACCGATATAAAAGCGAAGTCACAAAACACCGTCGCGAAGAATTGATCAAACGCGGAAAAGCAAGTTCGAACACGATAAAAGTAAGGTTTGGCTAAATGGGCATTTTAGACATATTCAAACGCACAAAGGCAAAACCACGTCGTCGGAATTATGCCGCTGCAAGTACCGGACGGTTATTTGCTGATTTTGCGGGATCGAACCGAAGCGCGGACAGTGAAGTTCGATGGGCATTGCGCCAAGTTCGCAATCGATCACGCGATTTGGAGCGAAACAACGAATATTTCCGCCGATATTTGCAGTTGTTGCGGGTGAATGTTGTCGGTGAAGGCGGTTTTAAACTGCAATTGAAGGGTCGAAACCCTGATGGATCACTTGATCGTGCCGGAAATAACATCATCGAAGGCGCATGGAATGAATTTTCGCGCATGGGTGGACCGACTGTCGACGGCAAAATGTCGATGGTTGATGCCTTAAATCACGTCATCACCGGCGTTGCGCGTGATGGTGAAGTGTTTGCGCTGATCGTAAAAGGTCAGTTTTTGCGTCATGGGATCGCATTGCAGTTCATCGAACCTGATCGCATCGATGAAGAAAAGAACGAAAAGTTGCCGAACGGGAATGATGTCAGAATGGGCGTCGAACTGGACGCGACGACACGTCGTCCGGTCGCTTATCACATGCTGACATATCACACCGGTGATTATGACTACACGACATTTTCGAAGGCGGAAAAATACCGTCGAATTCCAGCCGACCAGATGATGCACATCTATCGTCCCGAACGTGCTGGTCAGACGCGCGGGATGCCATGGTCGTCGGCGGCCATCACGTCTTTGAAGATGCTTCACGGTTATCGTGAAGCCGAATTGATTGCAGCAAGAACCGGCGCGGCGAAGATGGGTTTCTTCACTTCACCCGCTGGCGATGGGTTCACCGCCGACGGGTTTGATGATGCGGACAATTCTGTCCCGATCTATGACGCCGAAGCGGGAACCTTCCACCAGCTTCCCGCCGGTGTCGACTTTAAAGCGTTTGATCCCTCCCACCCTACAAGCGCATTTGCCGACTTCGAAAAATCCATCCTTCGCGGGATAGCTGGTGGATTGGGTGTTTCCTACACATCTTTGGCGAACGATCTTGAAGGCACAAGTTATTCATCTATTCGCCAAGGCGCACTTGAAGAACGTGATTTTTATCGGACACTTCACAGGTTCGTGATCGATCACTTTGTCGATCCGCTTTTCCGCACATGGTTCGATCATGTCATGGACAACAACTTCATCCCGATCAGCGGTCAAGGCAAGTTCGAAAAGTTCACCAATGGAATGATGTGGCGCGGCCGTGGTTTCCAGTGGGTCGATCCACTGAAGGAAATGAATGCGGCGGTTGTTGGTTTGCAGAACGGCATTCTTTCGCACACTGACATTGCGGCGAACTACGGTCGGGACGCCGAAGAAACGTTTGCGCAGATCGAACGCGATAAGGAAATGGCCGAACAATTTGGACTGAAAACCGCATATGAACCTTTCGGTGATAAGGTTCCCGTGCAACCTATGGTTCAGCCTGGGACTTCAGAAATTCAACCATTAGGTGAAGAATAATGCCGTATAAACCCACCAAATCGATGAAAGATGCGGCCGCGCGTGGCCTTCGATGGCGTGAAGAATACGGTCGTGGCGGGACTGAAGTCGGTGTTGCACGGGCGCGTGACATTGTGAATGGAAAGAATTTGAGTGAAAGCACCGTCAAGCGGATGTTTTCGTTCTTTAGTCGTCACAAGGTCAACAATGACAAACATTATTCGGCCAAGGAAAGTGACGGCGGACCAACAGCACATCGTATCGCTTGGGACTTGTGGGGCGGGTCGAACGGTTACACATGGTCGAAGAATATTGTCGAAAAATTAGACGCTGATGGCGGTGAAAGGTCGGAACCTATGCAAAACGATGAAAAATCTGATATTATGCCCGAAGAAAGGGTTGAAGACATGGAAAACGAAGTTCGCGCAGAACCAGACGAATTGAGCGTTGGCGATTGGGTCAGTTGGAATTCCAGCGGCGGCGAAGCATACGGTCAAATTGAAAGCATCGAACGCGATGGCACAATTGACGTTCCAGATGCGGATGTCACCGTTTCGGGTGACGAAGATGATCCAGCGGCATTGATCGAAGTATATCGCGAAGGTGATGACGGATGGGAAGCATCCGGCGTCATGGTTGCGCACAAGTTTTCGACGCTGACCAAGGAAGCGCGTCGGGGATATAAAGACAAAGACGAACGTCACATTGTCGATATTCAGGAAAACGAAAGCGAAATCATCATCACATACGCGAAGCATGATGAAGGTGAAGGTTCCGAAGAACGTTTCGACCGCGAAAAAATGGACTTTCGTGCAATGGCCGAAGTCGAAAGCGCGATTGACGAAGAAAAACGCACCGCAAACATGGTTGTTTCGACTGAAGAACCAGTTGATCGCAGTTTCGGCGCAGAAATATTGGATCACAGTCCGGAAAGCATCGATCTTTCGTTTGCTAAGTCTGGACGGATGCCATTCCTATTGGATCACGACCCAAAACAACAAATTGGTGTCGTCGAAGATGTTCGCCTTGATGGTTTGTCGCGTAAGTTACGCGCAAAAGTCCGTTTCGGAAAAAACGGCTTGGCCAAAGAAGCGTTCGAAGATGTTGTTGATGGAATACGCAGCAACATCAGTGTTGGCTATCAAGTCAACAAAATGGACAAAGAAGGCGCGGATAGCTACCGTGTCAAATCTTGGTTCCCAATGGAAATCAGCTTAGTTTCAATACCTGCCGACAGGAAAGCCGGAATAGGTCGAAGCGCGTCTGAGAACCTTCAAACTCAACCTGCAATTCCTAAACAAGAAAGGAAAAATGAGATGTCAGAAGAAAATCAAATCGACATCGACGCGGTGAAGGCTGACGCAGCCCGTACCGCAGCGAAAGAAACCGCTGAAATGTATCGCTTGGCGGCAAAGCACAATGTTCGCGATATTGCTGACCAATTCGTCGGCGAAGGTCGTTCATTGAACGAATTCCGTGGTGAACTATTAAACCACATCGGAAACAAGCCAATCGACAACGATGCTGAAGCGGGTCTATCGAAGCAAGAAACACGTCGTTATTCTGTGATGAACGTGGTTCGCGCACTAGCAAACCCAGCGGATCGCGCAGCGCAAAAAGCGGCGGCATTCGAACTTGAAGCGTCTTATGAAGCGGCACGCGCAGCCGGTCGCGAAGCACAAGGCGTCATGGTTCCAGCCGAAGTGTTGCGGAACTGGAAAGTTCGTGATCTGAACACATCAGACGACAGCGCAGTGATCGGGGAAGATTTCCGCGCGGGTGATTTCGTTGACGTTCTTCGCAACGCATCATCTGTCATGGCGGCTGGTGCTACAATGTTGAACGGTCTTTCCGGCGACGTAAAAATCCCGAAAAAGACAGCGGCGTCATCTGCCGGCTGGATCGCAACAGAAGGCGGCGCGTCATCTGAAAGCGAACCAACAGTTGGTCAGATCACAATGTCACCGAAGGTTGTCGGACATCACACAGACATCACACGTCTAATGATGCAACAATCATCAATCGACGTTGAAGCAATGGTCCGCAACGACATTGCAGCGGGTATTGCGCAAGCAATCGACCTTGGTGCATTGGCGGGTTCTGGTTCTTCAGGTCAACCAACAGGTGTTTCAAACACATCAGGCATCAACGCACCGACATCTTTTGCGGCGGCGAACCCAACTTTCGCTGAAGTTGTTGCGATGGAAACAGCGGTTGCGGAAGACAACGCACTTGGCCAAAATATGGCCTACATCCTACCGGCATCTATGTATGGCGCACTTAAAACCACTGCAAAAGACAGCGGTTCAGGGATGTTCGTTGTTGAACCAGATGGTCGCATCAACGGCTACAACGCAATCGTATCAAACCAAGTTACAGCGGGCGACCTATACTTCGGCGCATTCGAAAACTTGTTGATCGGTATGTGGGGCGGCCTTGACCTAGTTGTTGACCCTTACACCAACAGCACAAGCGGCACAGTTCGCGTTGTGGGCTTACAGACAGTCGACGTGGCAGTTCGTCACGCGGTTGCGTTCGCTTACAACAACGACGGCGTATAAAAACAACGGGTGGGGCGGTTCGCCCCACCTTCACCTTTGGAGGGAATGAAATGAAATATTTGATCTTGAAGTCTTGTGTCGCAGCCGGTGCAAAGCGGAATGTTGGTGACGTCGTTGATCTTGGGGCAGACGAAGCAAAAAGTCTTGTTGCCATGGGTCGCGTTGATGTTGCACCGGCTCCGAAACCAGAACCAAAGGTCGAAGCGGTTAAGAAACCAACAAACCGCGCAGTCAAACCCACGTCATCAAGGGCGAAGAAATGAAGATCAAGTTGTTGAAAACGGCGCGTTGGGGAACGGAAAAGGGTCGCAAGGGTTCAACATATGAAGTCGAAGATCGGATCGGTCTGAAGCTGATTAATCGCGGATATGCTGAAGAATATGTCGAAGGTTCTGAAGCTGAAAAAGAAGACGAAGGTGAATAAATGGCACTTCCATTCGCTGATGATTTGACCGCAATACTTGATGTGGACGAATTCGCTTCAAGTGTTTCATATCGTAGAAAAGACGGATTGGGCGATACATCGATCACCGGTATCTTCGACAATGAAACGGTTCCGGTCGATGCCGGTGGCATTGCAGCGGTTCATCAGGAGCAACCACGGTTCACATGCAAGACAAGTGATGTTGCAAACATCGCTGAAGATGATTTTATTGTCGTCAACAGTGTCGATTATCGTGTTGTCGCTTGGTTGCACGACGGGACCGGCGTCACAACAATTCAATTGGAAAAGCAATAGATGGCACACGTTAGAAAGCAAATTCGGGATCGTGTGGCATCGACATTAAAGTCAAATGTCAGTTTGGTGCAGCGTCGTGTTTACACAACGCGCGTTCACCCACTGAACGACACAAATTTACCGGCGATTAGCGTTTACACCGGATCGGAAGCAAGTGAACGGATGAACGCCGGTGAAACGGACATGATCAGGGAATTATCGCTTGATGTGGATATTTATGTTCGCGAAACAAGCAAATTCGATGATGATGTGGACGCGATAGCGGTCCAAGTTGAAGAAGCAATGGCGAACGATTTCACGATCAATGGCCTTGCGAAGTTCAGCACACTAACATCGACCGAAATCCAATTTGACGGTGACGCGGACCAAATTCTTGGCATCGCAAAGCTGACATATTCGGTTCGATATGTTACAGCTATAAAAGACGTAGAAACAGCCAAATAAGGAGTTCCCAAAATGGCGACACACACAGGAAGTGAAGGAACCGTTAAAGTCGGCACGGCTGGTTCTGACACATTAATCGCTGAAATTCGTTCATTCAGCATCGAAGAAACGGCCGACACACTTGAAACAACAAGCATGGGCGACACTTCCCGCACATATTCACCATCATTGAAAAACTTCACTGGTTCGGTTGATGTGTTTTGGGACGAAACTGACACAGGTGGTCAGGGCGCGTTGACCGTAGGTGCAGAAGTTACCATCAACTTCTACCCTGAAGGCGCAACATCCGGCGACACTTATTATGGCGGGTCTGCCATTGTGACAGGTCGCACAATCAATTCATCATTCGACGGGTTGGTTGAGGCGTCTTTGACACTTCAGGGTTCCGGCGCATTGACGGAAACAACGGTATCATAACATGTCATTAGCGAAACGCATTGCAGCAAAACGGGCGGAACAAGAACGGGGTTTTCTGGATGTTGAAGAATGGGGCGAAGGGGACACACCGCTTCGCCTATACTTCACAACGGTTTCAGCGCGTGACATGGAGCAAATCCAACGTAAACACAAGGATTTCATAAACAACCCAACAATGTCGGCCATGATCGACATGATTATCAGAAAGTGTGAAACGGATGATGGTGAAAAAGCGTTCACACTTGAAGATAAATCAATCTTGATGGGGGAACCATTAAACCTGATCGCAAAAGTATTTGGTGCGGTCTTGGAAAGTGTTACTATTGAGGAACACGAAAAAAACTAAGGGGCGACCCGTTTCGGTATAACCTGATTGCATTGGCCGAATTGCTTGGAAAAACCATTGGTGAAATTGAGCAAATCAGTCTTTCAGAATACAATGAATGGGTCGCATACTTTGCTATAAAGTCGGAGAAAGACAAAAATGGCGGCGACTGATCTAACAATTCGAATGAATGCCGTCGGCAATGCGGTTCCTGAAATGAAAAAGGTTCAGGCGCAGCTTGGCAATCTTGATCAGACAATTATCAAATCCACCGCGAACATGAACCGGCATGTTCGCGGTATGCAAAGCATTGGCAAAGCCAACAAGAACATGACCCGCAACTTGGGCATGGCATCATTGCAGTTCCAAGATATGGCGGTTCAAGCATCCATGGGAACGGATGCATTGCGGATTATGACCATGCAAGCACCACAACTTGCATCGATCTTTGGCCCGAAGGGAATGATCTTGGGTGCGCTGATTGCGGTCGGTGGTGCCATTGCAATGATGGGCGATAAGACGACAAAGATGTCGTTTGACTTCAAGCGTTTTGGGCAAGACATTGGCCCAGCACTTGAGCCGTTCAAAAAGGCATGGGAAGGTGTTAAATATACATTCAACCTAGTTAAAGAAGCGATGATTTCAGGTGTGAACTTAATCATCAATGCGTTCCAGTACATGGTTGCCATTTTTTCCGCTATTCCCGAAAGTTTCAGGCGATTTGTTGACGCAGCATTAGGCCACTGGTTTATATTCAAGCAAAGTATTATTGCCGGTGCCTATGATGCGCGGGCAGCTATACAAGATATGCTTGATTTCTTTTCCATGTCTGGCCCGAAGGAAGGGTTCTTGGGCTTCATGGATGATGAAACAGGTCATACAGCGGCAGAAAATTTGCGTTTTCTGGCAAAGGTCGCAAGAAACCAAGCAGCTTTAGTTGAAGATCAAATGGAAAAAGCTGGCGCACCTGTAGATGCATTTTCGGAAAAGCTGGCCAACATTAAGCTGATTGATTTAAGAGATTATTTCAAACGGGTAAAAGAAGAAGCCGAAAAAACAGGTGCGGCAGTTACAACCGTTGCAGACATGATCGGTGACAAGTTTGGTGATGCCTTTATGTCTATGGTTGACGGCACCATGAAAGCGAAGGATGCATTCCGCACAATGGCGGCGGAAATAATCAAGGAATTGTTCCGCATTTTTGTCGTTAAAAAGATCACTGGCATGATTTCGGGCGCATTGACGTCTTCATTCCCATCACTAGGAACACCCATGAAGGCCATCGGGGGACCCGTACAGCGCGGGAAGCCATATATCGTGGGTGAACGTGGGCCGGAACTGTTTGTTCCATCACGCACCGGTTCCATTGTGTCAAACGACAAGATTTCAGGCGGTGAAAGTGTTGTCGTTCAGCAAACAATTAATATTTCGACCGGTGTTCAGCAAACCGTTCGAAATGAAATCAGAAACATGTTGCCGATGATTTCGGAAAGCGCGAAAGGCGCGGTTCTGGATGCGAAAAGACGCGGCGGAAGTTATGGAAGGGCGTTCGCATAATGGCCATCACTTACCCTTTATCTTTCCCGTCACACACTGGCGTTCGATCAATCGAAATCAGGGCGCGGAATGCGGTCGCTATTTCGCGCAGTCCGTTCACATATGACCAACAGGTTCACGCATATTCCGGCCAATGTTGGGAAGCTGATGTTTCCCTTCCACCGATGAAAGCATCGGATGCGGAACAATGGATCGCGTTCTTGATGTCATTGCGTGGCCAGTTCGGAACGTTCACAATGGGTGACACCTTGAACACGTCCCTTCGGGGAACTGCATCATCAGTCACGGTGACGGCGGCAGCCGGAGACAGTTCGCTTGATGTTAATGTTCCAAACGGCGAAACACTGAAGGCCGGCGATTGGATACAGCTTGGATCGGGTTCGTCCGCGACGCTTCACAAGGTTCTTCAAGACTACACCGGAACCGGTTCGTTGGAGACTGACAGTTTGGAAGTATGGCCGGCGGTCAGGGTCGCGCATTCCGCAACTTCGGCAGTGACATCGAACACGGTCGGAAATTGGCGTTTAAACGTCAATGAAACGGTCTGGAACATCAATGAAGCGTCGGTTTATGGACTTACCTTCGGATGCGTTGAGGCGATATAGATGTCAAGAATTGTTCCATCCGCACTTGTCACCGCGCTTGGGAACGCGCAGATCGAACCGTTCTTTGCAATCGAAATGATTTTCGACACGCGAACAATCACGTTCAATGGCGAAAGCATCGACGTCGGTCCGTTACGCTTATGGTCTGGGATGTATGATAAGACGATCAACGTCCAAGGTTCGGACCAAACGTTCACGGGAACGGGTGGTTTATTGTCTATTGGCGGCCTTGAAGAAACGGGTGATTTATCCGCGAAATCCGTCACGCTAACACTTTCAGGAATTCCGTCGACAATTATATCGTTAGCATTGCAAGAACCATATCAACGACGCGCTTGTCGAATTTATTTCGGCGTTGAAAGTGTTTCGGATGTGGTTGAAATCTTCACCGGCAAAATGAACACAATGCGCATTCTTGACAGTGAAGACGCCGCAACGATTGAATTGACCGTTGAAAGTAAGTTGGTCGAACTAGAAAGATCGTCAAATTGGAGATACAACGACGAAAACCATCAATCGCGCAATTCTGGTGACAGCTTCTTTTCATATGTGCAAAGCATTCAGGACGCACAAATTCCATGGGGTCGAAAGTAAATCTAAATAAATTCATCGAACATGTCAGTTCACACCCGTTTGAATGGGGTCGGCATGATTGTTTGACTTTCACCAATGGTGCATTTGAAGCGTATTGGGGCGAACCTTATGCAAAAGATTGGATTGATGGATATATGGTCGAAGGCCGACCGCCGACCGCAAGGGAACTAAGGAAAACGTTCAAATATAGCACAGTAGAAGCGGCACTTGATGATCGTTTGCATCGATGCGAACCCACTAAATTTGGCGCACTGGTGACGACAAAAGAAAATCAAAGATGGGTGACAGGTGTCGCTTTGGGCATATCAATCGGTTCGCGGTGTATTTTCTTGAATAAACAAGGTATGATCGCAATCAACGCAATCGACACAAACGGCGCATGGGTTCCACATGAAGAATGACATTCCCTTTAATGTTCTAAGAAATCCCAATTCATGGGATAATGTTCCGCGCGATCCGATTTCGGTGGCGATTGCGACGGCCGTGACGGGTGCAACATCTGGGATTGCGTATTGGGCCGTTTATGCGGTTTCCACGATTGCCATTTCAGCGGTTACAAGTTCGGTTTTAAGCGCATTATCACCAAAGCCGGAATTCCCTAGTAGTGAGGTAAATACTTCGCAAGGTTTATTGGTGAATGGGCGTGGCGCAGCGCAGCCCCAAGACTTTGTTTACGGTGAAGTCAGAAAAGGCGGAACAATCACGTTCATTGAAAGCACCGGAAGCAATAACCGGATATTACATCAAATAATTGTTCTTGCTGGCCATGAAATTGAAGATGTTGTCGATATATACTTCAACGATGAAATCGTCACAATGTCGAACGAAAATGTCACTACATCACCTTACAGTGGATATGCAAAGGTTTATGCCCATCTTGGCGACCAAACATCGGCGACAAGCACCTTTGACAATTCGACACAATCTTTGGCCACCACGCTTCACGCAGAAACAAGCGCGACATCTGGCTTTGTCGGAAAGGGCATCGCTTATCTATATTGTCGTTTTATTTATAACCAAGACGCATTTGCGAACGGAATTCCTACTGTTACAGCGCGAATAAAAGGAAAGAAGATTGTCACAACGTCAAGCGGGACAGAACAATCGTCGGCCTATACGAATAATGCGGCTTGGTGCATTCGTGATTATTTGACTTCGGTTTATGGCTTGGATGATGATGCGATTGATTATTCCACATTTGAAGCAGCGGCGGACATATGTGACGATCATTTAGATGGAACATCAATTGATCAATACACAATCAACGGTGTCATTCGAAGTGATCAATCGCATGGTCAGGTTCTTCAACAGATGATGACAGCTTGCGGTGGAACGCTTTATTGGGGCGGTGGTTCATGGCGTCTATATGTTGGGAATTTCGTCACACCTACAAAAACGCTGACACTTGCCGACTTTAGGGGTCCGATTTCCTTAGATACTAGGGTTTCAATGCGGGACAACTTCAACACGGTTCGCGGGACATATATCGACGCAAGTGATGATGGCGATTTTATTACGGCGGATTATCCATCGCAAACAAGTTCGGCCTTCCTAACCGAAGATAATAACATTGAAACGGTTTTAGATTTGCCACTGCCATTCACCACCAATGAAAAAGCAGCGCAAAGATTAGCAAAACAAATGCTTTATAGAAGCCGTGAACAAATGACCATTCAAGCCGACTTTGGGATGAATGCATTCAATATCGAAGTTGGGGATTTTATAAAACTACAGAATGCAAGGTATGGATGGGGTTCTGGTGATGAAAAGACTTTCGAATGCGTTGGATGGCGACTTCAGGCCGATCAAGATAGTGGTGAATTAAAGGTCAATTTGACGCTTCGCGAAAGTTCATCAGCGGCGTTTGGTTGGACCGACGCAGATGCGCAAACAATTGTTCGCAATAATTCAACGCTTCCCAAATATTATGAAGTTCCGGCGATTGGTCTGGAAATATCGCAAGAATATCGGGTTGTGAATGAAAACGTCACAAACGCGATTGTGATCGATGTGACTTGTGACAATGCACCGGAAATCGATTATGTCATTGTTAAATATAAGAAAACATCCGACACCAACTTCAAATCTCTGGGCCAAGGCTTGCTATTAGATGGAAATTCTTATGTTGCAAGGTTTGAAGTTAATGACATTGAAACACCGCAATTAGGTGAAACGGCGATTAACTACACAATTTCAGCGACACCGGTGAATGGCCTTGGTTTCAAGGGAACAACGGTGACAACGACATTCAATGTCACCGCCGACACGACCGCACCATCTGCACCGGCGTCATTGTCGCATTTTCTTTCTGGCGGAACAACATTCTTCACATGGCCGGCCGTGTCCGACTTGGATTTGTCGCATTATAAACTTTATTACACATCGAACACATCCCACACGTTCCCAAACAATAAAGCATCGATGGACGTAAAAGTCGCAAAGATTGCAAGACCAGCGACATCGATCACATGGGGCGCACTTTCTGGAAAGTGGTTTGTTTCAGCGGTCGATAAAACCGGCAACGAAAGTACGACGGCGGCCACAACTACAATTTCGGCGTCGGAATTGCCGTCGTTGAACACATCAGATACAGACACAGAACACACTGCATTCGATGGGGATAAGACTGATAACATCACTGATACCGGTTCAGCGATACATTTGACCAGTTATTCATCATCGGGTTCAGATGGCGTTTATGAATTCTACCACGACGGCGATGGATATATGGACGCGGGAACGTCAAGAACGATCCGTTTGTCATATGTTTCCACCTATACACGCAAACACGCAAACGCGGTCAGTGGTGAAGTGAACTGGGATGACATTCCCAACAATTGGGACAGTTGGCCATCGAATTGGGATGATTGGACTGATGAAACCCTTGATTATGGCGACATTGACGTTCAGGTTCAGGCCGCATCATCAACCGACAATGTGACGTATTCAGATTACATTGACGCAAGTGGTGAAATCGTGGGACAATACGTCAAATTCCGCGCGGTTTTGTCCAACAGTGGGGCAAACGTCACGCCGCTGATCACCGCGCTTTCGGCAACTTTGGAGTATTAAGAATGTCACAACACGATTTTTCAATCGCAAACCAGACGGCCGCGAATGCAAGGTCGGACATAAACAACGCGCTTCAGGCATTGGCATCACTTAGTTCGGGTGCGACCGCACCGTCGACGACATATGCAAATCAACTTTGGTATGACACCGCAAACAATCAAATCAAGATGCGCAACGAAGCGAATAGTGATTGGATCGTTCTTGGGACGGTTGGCACCACATTTGAAGTCACTGGCGGAATTCCAGCCGGCGCGGTTCAATCGTTCGCAATGAATACAGCACCGACCGGATGGTTGGACTGTGATGGAAGCGCAGTTTCGCGCACAACTTATTCAACCTTATACACAGCAATCGGGACGACTTTCGGGGCTGGCGACGGTTCGACGACCTTCAACGTTCCTGATTTGCGCGGGGAATTCATCCGTGGTTGGGATGACGGCCGTGGCGTCGATAGTGGCCGGACATTTGGTTCGGCACAGGCGGATGAATTGAAAAGTCACCGACATTCAATCGCCTTTGCGGGTAATGGTTGGGATGCTTACACTGGCCTAAATCAAGGGACGGGTGTCACTGACTACACAGATTATACCGGCGGGGATGAAACAAGACCGCGAAACATCGCGCTTCTTTACTGCATCAAGACATAAATCAAGGCACTTTCGCAAAAGATCGTTTTCGTCTATAGTGTCAACATAAACGTTTATTGGAGAAATCTAAAATGGCAACATTAAACGACCGCGTTTTTGACAACGGGCTAACGGTATTAGATACCGAAGCGAACCGGATCGACGTGACGTCACAGGAAGCGACGACATACGCTGAAGCAACATCGACTTACACTTTGGGCAATTCGACATCCTTATCCATTGGCGCACCAGCCGACCGGACAGGTGGCGGCCGTAAAGTGACAGTTGCGGCGATCACAGACGGATCAATCAGCGGGACAGGCACAGCGACACATTATGCGATTGTGGACACATCAAATTCACGTTTGTTGGCGACAGGTTCGTTGACCGCTTCACAGTCGGTCACATCTGGGAACACATTCACACTGGCGACATTCGACATCGGTATTCCTGATCCTTCTTAAACTTTAACAAGGGGGTTCACAGATGGCACTTGTCGTCGCTGATCGCGTAAAAGAAACGACTACAACAACCGGAACCGGAACATATACGTTGGCCGGTGCGGTTGACGGCTTTCAAACGTTTGGCGCAATAGGGGATGGAAACACGACCTATTATGCTTGTTCTGATGGGACTGACTACGAAGTCGGTATCGGAACATATACCGCAAGCGGGACCACGCTTGCGCGGACAACGATCATTGAAAGTTCGAATTCAGATGCGGCCGTCAATTGGTCGGCGGGTTCGAAGCAAGTCTTTTGCACCTTACCAGCGGACAAGGCGATTTTTGCCGATAGTTCCGGCATTGTTGCCAAGCCGATCAGACTAGAACAGCAATCATTAACCGCAAGCGGTGGCACATTGACCATCGACCTTTCGGCAGCCAACAACTTCAAGATCACTATGACGGCGGCCACCACCTTCGCGTTCACGAACAAAGACGCGGGACGGGGCGGAAACATTGTGATCGTTGAAAATGCAACCGGCGGATACAGCTTCACATTGCCGGCGGAATGTAAAACACCGGTCAACGGGGCGTCGATTGTTCAGTCGACAGGTGCGAACGAAGTGAGTATTCTTTCATATTATGTGGTCGACAGTTCAAACATATTGGTCAACTATCTTGGTGACTTTGCGTAAAGGGGGCCGCGATGCAACAGATCGGGTTCCAAGAAAAGAAGGAATGGTCGACTTCGGTTTCGACCAATCGTTCAACCACAACGACGTTCAACACGTCACGCAGTACCACAACCACGTTCAACACAAGCCGTTCAACGTCACAGTCGACGACAACGACTTATTCAACGTCGCATTCGACCACGACTACGTTTTCGACTTCACGGTCAACAACCACGACGTACAACACAAGCCGTAGCACGACGACAACTTACAACACGTCGCGCAGCACGTCGCATTCGACGACGACAACTTACAACACGTCACGAAGTACGACCACGACTTACAACACGTCACGAAGTACGACGACGACTTACCAGACGTCACACACAACGTCGCATTCAACGACGACCACGTTTTCGACCAGCAAGTCGACAACCACGACTTTCAGCACGTCGCACAGTACGACCACGACGTTCGCGACTAGCCATTCGACGACCACGACGTTCACGACAACGTTCAACACGTCCCACAGCACAACCACGACGTATTCGACCAGCAAGTCGACCACGACAACATTTAACACGTCGCATAGCACCACAACGACGTTCAACACGTCACACAGTACAACCACGACCTTCACAACGACGTTCAACACGACCCGTTCGACTTCAACCAGCCGGTCGACGACAACAACGTTTAACACGTCTTTCCAGAATTACGTTGCGACCGATTATATGGCGGTCAATTATGTGGTGAACACTTCACAATCGACTTCACGTTCGACCACAACGACGTTCAACACAACAACAACGTTCAGCACGTCGCGCAGCACAAGCCGTTCGACGACAACGACATATTCAACAAGTAAGTCGACGACCACGACGTATTCAACCAGCCGGTCGACCACAACGACGTTCAACACGTCGCACAGCACAACGACGACTTACAACACATCACGCAGCACAACACGAAGCACAACCACGACTTACAACACGTCACGATCAACGACGACGACTTACAACACGTCACGGTCGACCACGACAACCTTCAACACGTCGCGCAGTACAACCACGACGTACACGACGTATTATAACACGTCGCATAGTACGACGACGACGTTCGCGACCAGCCATTCGACAACGACAACGTTCGCGACAAGTCACACGACAACCACGACGTACACGACGACGTTCAGCACGTCCCACAGCACGACCACGACGTTCAGCACGTCCCACAGTACAACAACGACGTTCAACACGACGCGATCAACGACGACGACTTACAACACGTCACACAGTACGACCACGACGTTCACAACGACGTTCAGCACGTCATCGACCTTCACGACGACGTTCAGCACGACGCGAAGCACAACGACAACCTTCAACACGTTAAGGACGACCAGTTTTTACAATCCAGCATAAAGGGGAACATTAGGGTGGAAATGTTTAACCGTAAAAGCATCAAGGAACGCATTGGCGACATCGAAAAGTCGTCGTCATTGCATCACCTTAAAGAATGCGAACGATACTT